AAAAGTAAAGCTAGACTTAGCCAAAGAAGAACTAGACAAGCAAGTGCATGATAAGCAGCTAGTTCGTATCTTGAAGTGCGGACAGCTTCACGCATCAGGCTACATGATAAACCCTGCTTCTAAGTTCGCATACATCTGTAGTGATGTAATCAATATACGAAGTTATGTAAAAGCCAACGCAGAAAAATTTAAGTAGCTAGTTAGACGCCACACGTACAGGTATGTGAACTCTAGCTACCTTTATTATTATCCATCTTTTCTTTTACATTTGCGACTTCTTTTTTAAGAATCTTAGTAAATATTTTCTTAAATGTTTTCTTGATAAAAGCTAATACTGATTGCATAGCAATACCACCAACCACACTAGCAACTGACGCTGTACCTGCTGCTATCACACTAGAGGCTATGACTTCTGGTGCAGGTATTGGCATCTCCCCGAAAAATGGTAGATTAAACGTAGCTATAGCTTCTTCAGTTGATAAAGTTTCTTTGGTGGCTGGCAGGTTTGTCGGTATTGTCTCTGGTGTTACTTCTAACGCTTCCTCCGTTGAAGATGCTTTTTCTTCTTCAGAAGAAGATTCCTGACCTCCCAGACCCGACTCAACTTGTTCCAGAGAAGGTAAAAGAATTGGATCTAGATAAGGTTCCTCTGCTACAGGTGGATAAAAAATTGTTTTAGGTGGTACGAGAATATAATCTGTATCAGGCAGATTAATTTCTGGTATGTCCACTAACTAGGTTCAGTAGGAAAAGTAACAGAACTCATATCTAAATTGCCATTTGCGTCTAACTTTGGCGATGCACTAGCAGGTAAATCACGCAAATTTTGACGATAAGTTTTCCATGCTGTAGATAAAGTCAAATCAGAACTAGCTCTCCAATCACACGCTGTTAATAGTCTATCTCTTTCTAGTCTTAACAATCTCATGGGTTCTGCATTATTTAACCTTGTAACTTCAGCATCTATTTCAGATTCAGTTGGTTTCGTGTCTGTATTAATCTCATCCCATTTTAAATTTGCATAATCAAAACCATGCCAACTCCAACTGCCATTTGGTTTTAAAGATCCCACTGCGTTTTGTCTGTTGTATATCATGATGGGTCAACCTCGAACAAGTTTATAGTATGAGCATTTGCACCTTCATTAAACAAGTAGAATGTATCTGAACCTGACTCTTTTTTTATAGCTACTTTATAGGTATGAGCGTTTGTATCAGCAGGGTTATCCAAATATATAACATTACTTCTAAATGCTTTTGGAGCATTGTCACGGTAAGCTACATATGTCTCTTCAAAAACCATAGTTGAATCTCTAAAAAGTTTTAAAGCATATCTTACATTACCTGTACCACCTAAATATGGGTTTAGACTAATCATAACTAAAACTTTATTTGAGCTTGATGTTAACGTAATGCTAGTACTCATACCTCCTACATCTTGTCCATTACCACTAGCACTTGCTGTAGAAAAATCTCCACTATTCGCTGCTGCATATTTAAATTGTAAAAATTTACCTCCAACACCTGATGCAAGCTTTGCTGCTGTAACTGCACCATTTGCTAATTGTTCAGTAGCAATACAGTTATCAGCTAACTTAGCATTGGTAACAGCATCAGCAGCTATCTTGGCAGTTGTAACAGCATTAGAATCTAATTCTGTAGCAGAAATAGCACTTGCTGCTATCTTAGCGTTTGTAACTGCATCTGCTGCAAGTTTAGCTGCTGTAACTGCACCATCAACTATTTTTGAGTTAGTAACACCATTATTATTTATTTGTGCAGTATCGACAGCATCATCAGCTATCTTTGCATTTGTAACTGCATCAGCAGCAATCTTGGCTGTAGTTATACTTCCATCTGCTACAGCACCAGCAATCTTTAGTTGACCAGCCATATTAATGTGGCTACTGCATTGGTAGTACAAAAGATCAGGTGCATCATGCGGTACTGTAAATACTATTTCCGTACCACCTGCACCACCATTATTTGTTACTCCTGTGTTATAAGCATCATTTGTACCACCATTAGCAATACTGGTTTTTATATAAAAAGGGTGTGCACCATTACTATTTCTATTTTCAAATACATAAGTATGACCTCTGCTAAGAGTTAACGTAGGGTCATTTACTGCACCTGTAAGACCTTTACCTGTAAATGTATAGTGGTTTGTACCACTAGCACCTAAAACATATCTTAGAGTGTCTTCTATAAGTCTTGATGAAACTTGTGTTAAAGGCATTAGTTCATAATTGCTGCTATCTCTTCATCAGTTAAACCTAACTTTTTGTATGCTGCGGTTTTAGTTGCTTCTTTATCTTCATCAGCTTTTTTTAATGCTGCTTGTTTAGCAACTACGTCTGCCCATGATGGTACAGTTCCAGACCATACTTTTGTATCTCCACCAGTAGGTTTTAATGCTAAAAACTCTGTTTCGTTAGTTGGATCAGTAGGTATTTCACAGCCTAAAAATCCGTCAAAGCTATTAAAAGCTCTGAGTAAATATGTTGAATCAGTTAGTATTGCCATAATTAATTTGAGTATTCAATAATTTGTAAATGACCAGAAGTCTGAGCGACATTTCTGGAATCATCATTATAATTTGGACAAAAAGTGTCGGGCTGTGAGCTACTGCCGTAGTTTCTGTGATATATGGTATAACTTCCTGCACCATTAAAAGTACCGGTATAGTTAAAGTGATATGTATATATGGTCATGTGAGATGTAGCTCCAACGTAACCAATACCAGTACCACTAAAGTCGGTATTTCCACTACCACCTGCAAACCTTAAACCAAATCCACAGTAATCATTACCGGCAGAGTTAGCTGGAATCTGTCCACTAATAAAGAAATTATTATTTACATCTAAAGGTGTAAAACTACCCCAAGAAAATTGATCGGTGTTAGCACTGCTATTACCGCCAGTTCTTGTGTTATAGCTAAGAGTATGTATTTTTTTTATTACTTGTGTAACATTATCAAATGATAGTGCTGAACCATTGGTTTTTAAAAATTTACCTGCTTGACCTGATTGACTAGGTAATCTATCTGGTACACCTTGAGCTACTAAATTCCAAGATGCGTGTATAGAACCACCACTAGCAGGTGCATTACCTGTAGTGTTAGCTACGCATATATATGTAGAAGTATTTTGTAAACCTCCTACTGTGTCTGTGTAGGCTACAAGATCGTCAACTGTGTACGCAGTTCCGTTGTTGTAAGTACCTCGCCAGACCTGTTTAATTTTGCCTAGATCAATAGTTGCCATTTTAGATAGTTGCGATTAGCTTACCATTTGCATTTAAGCTAAAGGTAAAACCAGTAGCTGCAAAAATAACATCTTCAAAGTTATCATAATCTGTTCCAGAAATATTGTCCACACCACCATTAGTAGTTGTGACTATTAAATTACCAGCAGCATTTGTATTAAATCCATATACTTCTGGTGAAGATGCTTGTGCAAAACTTAAACCACCGCTTCCATTTGTTTTTAAAAACTCCCCTGCATTGCCATCTTCGGGAAGAGTAAAGTTACTATTTTTAGTTAAAGTAAGTGGTGCTACAAAAGTTATTTTATATGTATTACTATTGTCAGAATCAAATTCTATTGTGTCGCTTGCTCCTAATAAAATACCGCCAAAAGCACTAAGTACACCTGATACAACACCACCAGTTGTAGGAAGATATGCACTTAAATCTACAGTTTCATAACTTGGGTCAGCACCATTATTAGCTCTTAAAAACTTGCCATCATTGCTAGATGTACCATGTTCTAACTTTGCAAGTGTTATAGCTTCATCTTGTATTTTTTGAGTTGATACAGAATTGTTTTGTAGGATTGCTGTTGTTACTGTGTTGTCGCTTGGAGTTCCAATATTTACAGTAGAACCCATTACTACTGCGTGGTAACTTGCACCAGTAGCAGGTGCAACAGCTAACTTAACTGTATTGCCAGATAAAGCAAAACCTTCTGATGGTGTAGACGTACCACTATTAGGTTTTTGTATTACACCTTCAATGCTTAATAAAATTTGTTGTGCATTTGCAGGTGCATTTGTAATAGTAAAATCTGTTGTAGTGCCATCAAATGCAGGGCTAAGTGTAGATATAAAGAAGTTACCAATACTTTGTGCTTCTTCCCAAGCACCTGACGTTCCGTTATAAACTAATAATTTACCTGTACTTGTATTAAAAAATAAATCTCCTGAGTCATTGTTAGTTGTAGGATTAGAAGAACCTACCCTATATCTTTCTGCAAAGTCATTTATATCTCCACTAAGACCTACAAGATCATCTTCTCTTAAAGTTGCTTTGTGATATGTATAGTTTTGACCTGCACCTGTAGAAACAACAAGAAGTCTAACACCTGCTGAAATACTAGAACCACGAAAGTTTGTAGCAATACCAGATATGTTTACTGTCGTACCACCTACTGTTTGACCAGATGCAGTACCAGTACTGCTAACTGCTAGACCACCTGCATCTGCAATACTTATAACTACACCTGATTGTGGTTGTGTATTAGGAAAAGAGTTTTCATTTGCAATAGCTTCTAATCCACCAATAGGTGCTAACTGTGCAGCGACATAATCTACGATTGCACCACTTGTAGGAAACTTAGTATCGTCATCAGTTATAGTTGTTGCTTTTTGTAATCCATCTAACTGGTTAAGATCTGCTATATCAGATGTTAAAGCTGTACTGTCAGCTAATTTAGAAGCTGTACCAGATTGCATAGTTGCCAAAGTTTTTAGTTCTGCATCTGCAATTTTGGCATTTGTCACAGAATCATCTACCAGTTCACTTGTATCAACTGAGTTTGCTGCAAGATGACTAGCATCAAGAGGACTACCTGCTATAAGACTTTTTATTTCTGATACTGTTTGATCTGCTGTAGCACCTGCTTCTATTCCATTTAACTTGCTGTGGTCAGCATCAGTAAATACATTGCTATCACTAGCTGCTTCTACTGCTGCTCTTATTTCTGCGTTTGTTTGATCGCCAGTTGCACCTGCTTCTATTCCATTTAATTTTGATAATAAAGCATCAGTAAATGCGTTTGTATCAGCATTATTCTCATAAGCAGTTTTTATCTCTGCATCTGTTTGATCTGCTGTAGCTCCTTCTTCAATACCATTTAATTTATCTGTAATCTCTTGTTGAGCAAATAATATTTGGTCGCTATTATTATCAAGGTCTGTTTCTGTTAAAACACTACCATCAGCAAAGTCTACTTTTTTTACACTTATATTTGTATTTCTTTTAAATTTTATATTAGCAGTACCAGAAGGTGGTATATTTCCAGAAGTGAAAGTAACTGACGAACCACTAATATTGTAGTGTGTGCCTAGTGTTTTAAGAACACCACCAACTGTAACATCAACTTCTGTATTCTCTAGAAAAGAAAAAGATATAGCAAAAGTGGCTGTACTACCATTTCCATTATGAGTTTGTGAGGTAGCTGTTGTGTTGGTAGCCATAGTTAGTTTCCAGAGAAGTTCTCTAATATTGGTATTATATCTTCATAAGCTCTTCTGTTTTCGTTTTCAGCCATTGATTTTATTTTTTTATCCATAATATATTCTTTATAATACTCTACAGCAACTTTTTTGTAATCCTTCCAAAAAGTTCTTACTGGTTGTTGTAGTTCTTTTCTTATAATTTCTTTTCTTGTTAACATTCCTTGTGCGTCAATGCCACCAGAACCATCAGCTTCTAAAAATTTTAAAGCTTTGATATTATTTTTATTTCTAGAAAGTTCTAAAATTATTTCTGGAAAGCGTTTACCATTTTGCGGATCAAAAAAAGGTCTGCCTTTTTCGTCATAGCTTATTTTTATAAAAGGTATGAGACTTGTTAGCTTGTTATATTGTTGTGTTGTTAAATTTACTTCATTACCATATTTATTAAATCTAATAGTATCAAGCGGTGGTACAAGCTTTAGATCTAATCTTCTTATATATTCATCAACAGGATTGTCTTTTTCTTTTTTATATTTAAAAGGATTAAAATAATTACCAAAGAAAGCACCCTCTGGGTATTCTGCAATTCTGCCTGTTGTCATGCTTCTTATTGGTTCAATATCTGCACTAAAACCTGCTGTATAGTCTTGCAAACTTCTTGTTATCATTGTTCCGAAAATATCTAAATCTTGAAAAGGATTATTAGATAGTTTTAAACTACCAAAATCATTACCTTCATATTCACCATAATCTTCTGTATAGTTTCCTCTATCTTCGATTCTTTCTGTTTGAGGTTTTATATCTCCTTTTCTAAATTTAGTTTTTCTTTTTGGAAATCTACCTTCGTATGTTTTAGTTCCTAATAATTTACCTTCATTATCACGAAGTTCGTATGTCCATTTTTCACCTCTTGCTCTTGTAATGCTTCTCCATAAAGAAGAAAAAGGTACAAGATTTGCTGCGTAATTTGCTCCTACTTTATAAAACCTTTTTAAAGCACCAACATCACTTGTTAAATCAATAAAATCTGCAACTTGTTTAAGCATATATTTATTACCTATATTTCTTGATACCAAACCTGTAAGAGCATAAGCAGCATTATCATAATCTTCATCACTTACAAAATCTCTAATATATGCTAAATCACCTGAGATCATAAACATAGAACCTATTGGTTCCATTCGAGCTAAAAGATCTAAATATTCATAATTTGGTAAACCATTATCTCCTCTAATTACATTGCCATCTTTGTCTTTCTGTAAAACTCTCCAACTATAAGGTAATTCATCAGTTCTTTTTTCTCCTTCTCTTAAATATTTATTATGATGACCTCCACCAATAAGTGCTAATTCTGCTTCTGGATTATCTTTTTGTGCTGCTAAACCTATAAAATAAGCCCACAAAAGACCCCCTACAGTAGCTTCTCCATTAGCTCTGTATGCAGTAGCCAAGTCATCACTTAATAAATTATCATTATGTTCTTTTAAAAGTCTTCCTAAAGTTGCATTGTATTGTGGTGGCATACCTTTAAATAAAGTTCTAAAGTCTGGCACACCTGTTCTTCTTGTTACTTGCTTACCTATATTTACAGGTGTTGTCACAAAAGGAAGCATAGGTCTTACAGCAGAAGCTTTTAATATTTCTGCCATTTTTTTTGTTATAGCTGAACCACGACCATTAATAAGAAATCCTTTGCCTAGTTCAGTTGTAAATGTTCTATCTGCTGAATAATCTAAAGCTCTTGTATATGCGTCTAAAATATTTTCATTTGGTACAAAATCAGGAAAAGCACTATCCATACCTTTTGTAAAACTTCTTGTGTTAACAATATCTATAATTTCATCAAAATTACTTTTTACATAAATTTGAAAAGATTTACCTGTTAATCCTCTTTCTGTTGCTTGTTGCGTAAGCTCACCCATTAAATGTGAACGAAACGCAGTTTGTTTTATAAATTCGTCACCTGCCATCATAAGTCGAGAAGGTACTCTAACTCCATGACCAAGAAAATTTATACTTTTTGCAAAAAAACTATCACCCATCATTCTTATTGCATATCTTTCATAAAAATCTTGTGTACCAAACATTCTTCTTTCATCAAGAATATTTTTATCAAGCCATAGTGCTTTACCTGCTGCTTTAATGCTGTCTGTAAAAGAAGTAAAAATAGTAGCAAGCTCTCTAGCTGCCCTTATTTTCATTTGTTTGTCTAGTAATGGGCTACCTGCTGCAAGGTCTAAAGGACCAAGAGCAACATTAAATAAAGAACCAATAATATTGATAATTTGTGTTTCTGGTGCTGACAATAAATTATTTATAAACAACTCATTACTAATTCTAAAAAGCTTACCTGCCCTATCAGTTAAAGTCATACCTTTTACAAGTTTGCTTATTTTTTTACTATCACCCTGCATAGCTAATACTTTTCTTGTAATACCTAACAAACCTTCAATATCATTGTTTTTTATATAGGTTTGCATACCTTCATATAGCTCTTCTTTTGTTGGTATTAGTTTTTGTTCAGCTATTTGTTTTTTAGTCTTTTCAACTAAATCTCTTGTTGTTGTTTGGAATCTTTCTTTTCTTGCACGTTCAACAGTTTTCTCTCCACCACCAATACCTGCTTGTACTTCTTCATCAACAGATTTACGAATAACATCTTTAGGTTCTGCATCTATAAGTTGATTTACTCGTACTGTACCTGCTGTTT